GCGAGACGAGCCGCCTCGGCACGCGCGTCCTCGGCTTCGCGGATCCGGTCAACACCGTCCGCCAGCTGCTCCATGGCAGCCAGAGACTCCGGGGTGGACTCGGCCTCGTACAGCATGTCGAAGGCGGTGGTCGCCTCCTCACGCAGCGCGGCGAGCTCCTCAGAGGTGAGCGCGTCAAGATCCTCGGGGATCTCGACATTGATGGTCTCGTTGGCGTCGTCGAAGGCTGTGGCCAGACGGACCAGCCTGCCGCGACGGATGGTGACTGCGGACATCCTGTCCCTCCAATGATTGTCCGGCCCATCCGCCAGCGACATGATTCCAACGCTGTGTCGGAGCGTACCTCTCATTCCAGTCGGCTCCGCAGAACACTTGCATGAAGGTCGACCTGTTCGAGCACATTCGAGGCTGTTCTTCTGCGAACCATGTCTCTGAAGTCATCATGGCCGCTGTTGTACGCATCGCGATACAGACGCTTGAGTCTGAACTTGACGTTCTCGCGATACGACGATCGCATGCCGGTCCTCTTCGACGAAGACAGGCTGTCGCGCCGTCGCATCCAATGGAACCCTGGCGTCGGGTCGACCGCGATGTCTCCGGTGAGCTGCACAAGCTGCACGAAGGCCGTGTCGTAGGCGACGCGCACATCAGCCAGCATGCCTCCGGAGCGGCGAGCCCGCTCGACGCTGAAGGCTCCCGACACCCATGTGGCGATGTGTCTGTAGCCTCCGGTCGGCGCGGACAGCCGTGGCGTGACGATCCGCTTCGACCCGTCTGGTTCATGTCGCCAGTACGACGCAACAACCGCGCCGACCTCGGCTCCGACCCGCATCAGCCGCTCGAACCTGTCCGGGTCTGACACGTCATCGTCGTCATGCGGAGCCCACCATGCGTCGTCTGGCAGTGCCTCCAGCACAACCGCGTCGGCGAAGTAGCGGCCTCTGTTCTCTGGCAGGCTGTAAGTGATGAGGCGAGGGTGCTGCTCCAGGTACACGGGAACCCCGTCTCCAACGACGACGAGACGGAGGTCGACGCCTTCCTGTCCCAGCACACAAGCAACCGCGCGCTCCAGCAGATGCTGTGGCGTGTCATAGGTCGGCATGGACACATACAGCCTCACGGCAGCCTCCGGATGATGAACAACCCTTTGGATGTCGGGACATACTCGACCCAGATGTCGAATCGTTCGAGCCAGTCTGTGACAGCCTCTTCCTCATGCGTTCTGTCGGCGTCATCCATCCACAGCTCGAAGTTGTCTGCGAGATGTGGCCACAGACGAGGAAGCCCTTCCTCTCTGCCTTCGGACATGGGCGGACCGTCCAGCAACACGAAGTCAATCTCATCGGGGAGCTCGATGTCGTACCAGCCATCAACGAGCTCACACAAAGTGGCATGAGGGTGCGCATACTGTGGGTCGTGTTCCAGCGTCAGGACCTCGTCGCAGTACAGCGTCAACAGGTCGGTCGACATGCCGCTGCCAGCTTCGACAGCCAGCTTCGGTTGTCGACGGTCGAGGGTCCTCGCTAGCAGCCTGGCTGTGTCCCGGTCCAGAGCCCATCCGCCCCATGCGCGGGCTTCCTTCATCGCCGCCGGATCGTCCCGTCTCGGCTGTCAGACGACACCGCGCTCTGAGCTTCTTCGCGTGTCTTGAACAGCGTGGTTGATCCGTCGCTCCACTTCACCATCCAGGACAGCCGACCCTTGCCGCAGTTGCACCCCATCTCATCGGCCTCTCATCCTCGCAGCGACCTTGGCTTTGCGCACCTTGCTGACCACGTCGTCAGACACCGACTCGCGCAGCCGTTCGGGAAGCTCGAGGTGACCGCCGGACTGCAGCGAGACCACGCGACCCGAGGCGACGAGCGCTCGGGGGATCGGGAAGCCAGGCGTGTTGACGGCGAGCACGCTGACCAGCTCGAGAGCTCCGCCGATCCGACGCCAGTCACCTGACAGCGAGCTGGCCTGCAGCACGGCCTTCTGCTCGTCGGACACTCCGGGTCGGACCCAGCCAGCGATCCAGACGCCGTGCTTGTCCTCGCCCGCTGCAACGTCTGCCACAGCGAGCCCGGTGTGGTCGTAGTGTGCAGCCGTGTCGGCAGGACCGAGCCGACGACCGGCGTGGACCGTGTCCATGGCGATGCGTCCGGTCGGAACCTCGTGGCCTTCCTTGGTGACAACAGAGCCAGTGCGGAAGTATGCGTAGGACGACGGGCTTGGAGGCGGCGACACACACTCCGACCCGTACCCAACGTGGCAAGAGCCCCACAGTGCGATGTGTCCGAACAGCCGACCGTCCTCGGTGACCTGGAGCGGGGTCGGCTCGGAGAGCTGCGGGTCGCGGAACCATTCCACCGAAGGACGAGCTCCCGACGATGCGACGATGGCGCTGTAGTCGTCCTTGTCGTCCTTGTCCTTCTTGGCCAGCTCGATGTGCGCCTCGGCGATCGCAGGGGTGGCAACCAGCGTGAGCGCCCGAAGCCGAGCCGACACGATCACATACAGCTCGTCTTCAGCGTCCATCCGACCGACCGTCACTCGGCCGTCGGGGTCCACAGCGGGCTCCTCAGAGACGGGCTCGTCCTCGCCCAGCAGGTCCGCCACGATGCGCAGCTCAACGTCCACATCGTCCAGGTCAACCGACACCCCGGTGGTGAGACCTTCCTCGACCTGTCGGAGCGCCTCGAGCCCAACGTCAGAACCAAGATCGAAGTCACCAGACGCTCGGATGTCGTCGCCCTCGCGCCAGACCTCCAGGACCCGGCCGACGACCTCGGCCCCATCATGCGCGCCGACGTCAGACCGGACCCATCGGAACGGCACTGGCAACTGGTCGAACTGCAGCGAGTCTGGAGCCAGCATGCGGCCGTCTCCGGTGGGCACGTTCTCCTGGGCGATGATGCCCGACCATCTGCTCATGGACCGCCGACCTCCGTTGTCGTGTCAGACGGGAGGAAGGTACCGTCGGACCGTTGGCACATCACAGGAGACGACATGAGCAAGTTTGGTTGGGAGCCCGGCGAGCTGAAGGTCTTCGACGAGGACGGCAACAAGGTTCCGCTGACCTCAGACGACAGCGTCACGGTCGAATCCGATGACCCTGAGGACAGTGGTTCCTGACTGTTGGTCGACAACCTCCATCTTGGCACCACGCGCCACCAGCAGCTCAAGCTCGTTGGGGAACACGCTGTCGGGGTTGGCGTTCATCCACAGCGCTTGTGTACCCTCTGGGATCTCGATCTCCATGATCTGGCCGCCTCGGTGCGGCTTGGCAAACTGTCTTGCGGTGGTCTGGTCGATCGTGGTCGACATGTAGCCATCGTCGCCGATCATGGCACCGGGCTCGAGCGACCTGATTCGCTCTGCGAAGCTTCCGTTCTCGACCCCGCGATACGTGACCATGCCCTCTGGCGTTCTGTTCGCCTGGAAGATCGCCTCGTCCAGATCACGCGTCAGGTCGCGCACCGTCTGTGTCCCGGTGAGGTGGTCGTCGAGCCCGCCCTGGACGCCTCGGAGCGCTCTGTTGAGCTGGTCGTAGTGTTCGCCTTGGTATGATTCGATCGCGTCTGTGTAGCGGTCGAAGTCACGGCTGTCTCTGAACTTGAAGCCCATGTCGTCCTCGTTCGCCCAGAGACGCTGCAAACGCTCGTCTGTCTCGTCACCCTGGAAGTAGCCCAGCGGATCGTCGAACCGCGTGTAGCTTGACGGGTCGCCGATGTCCAGGTCTTCCTGGTACGCCATGCCACCATGCATGCCGACCGGGTCGTCCTCTTCCAGGAAGCCCAGGATGTCCTCATCGTCGTCGAACGGGCTGCTTGAACTGGGCTGACCGAGGACAGAACCGAGCTCCTCACATGTGGCGCCTGAGATGGTCGTGCAGCGACAGTTGATGACCTCGTGAGCAGGGCCTCCCGCCATGCCAGGGAACATGAGCGACGAACCGCCGACGATGAACGGTTCGCCGATCGGCTTGCACTGTCCGTTGGCGAACAGATGGCTCTCGCGAGTCCGATCGTCAGCGAAGGCGAGCCAGGCGTGGACCTTGTGCCCGCTGTCGAGCTGCGACTGGTACAGACCAGCGTTCAGCGCTCCTGTCGACTCGGTGCGCGCGATGCGGTCGGCTCGGGTCTTCCAGATGCTCTGGTCGCGGTCAAGCTCGGCCCTCGCCGCGTTCCGCTCAAGCTGCAGCGAGCGAATGAACGGGTCGTTGCGCTGGGCGTCCAGCCGCGCCTTGGAGCCAGGAGGTCCGTACCCATTCAGGGCCTCTTCCAGACGTCTCGTCTGCTCGTTGTAGCGTCCTTCCCAGAACCCGCGATCGGGTCCGGTCCATGACAGATCGCTGGCGATCCGCCGAGACACGTCCGACAGACTGCTGCCCATGCCGATCTCGTCGGCGAGCGCGACCCGAACCTGGTCGAACGCCCCTTCGGCGATCGTCGGCGACGCGGTTCTCGACAGCCGGTCGGTGACGTGTGCGATGTAGCCTTCGGACGAGCTGAGCGACGAGACCACGAGGTCGTCGCCGCCATAGTAGCCACTGTGCCAGACCGCGCCCACAGTGCCGACGATGTGCTGTGCAACCGCGCCTTCCCACCAACCCATCGCCTGGCCGAGCGTGAACAGCTGTGACGCGTTGAAGGCAGGGCCGGACGCCGTCAGGACGCCCAACCCCTTCTGAGCTTCCTCGTTCATCCGCCTCAGCAGCTCACGGACCGCCGCCTCCGCAGCGTCGAGCATCGCCTGCTCTGCCCAGTCATACTGGCGCTGACGCTGGCGCATGATCTGCTGCACATCGGTCATCGCCAGGCCTCCAGACAGTACGACAGGTCGGCAACCTCGTGGCCCCTCTGGCTTGCCACGAGCTCTCTGACGTAGCGGTCCAGCACAGCGATGAGCTGTGGCCCGTCGATCTCGCCGCATGGGTAGTTGTGTACAACCGTTGGCACCATCGACCAGGCGTCTGCGAGCGCCTTCTCGAGCGTCATCGGATCGACACGCCAGAGACAGTGCGCCTCGAACCACGGTCGGGATCCCAGCCGCTTGTAGCGGGAGCGGTCCTGTCGGACGACGCGCTTCCCGACGAGCTCGAGCGCTCGAAGCACGAGCACGTCGCAGGCGGCTGTCAGCTGGTCACAACCCATGCTTCCTCAGCGCCTCGACCAGTGCGTCGAACCCTGGGTCATGCATGAGCGTCGGAGCCTGTGTCACCATGCGCTGCACCAACATCACAGCCTCGTCGACGACCGGAGCGTCAGTCTCGTCGAACCCGGACTCGCGCCTCCACGCTTCGCCAGACAGCAGCCCTCGATCGAAGCCCTCTGACGCGTGATCGCTGCGGTCGGTCTTGATGGCGAGGTCAGACAGGTCCCACCAGACCACGTACCTGTCGAAGTCAGGGACCCGAGCCTCCTGGAGCGCGGGTTGGAGATACTGCGTCGAGATCGCATCGCAGATGGTCGCGAGCTTCGGCTCGATGTGCAACCGCGTGTTGCTCTCCTCGATGAGCCAGGCGTTCATGTAGCGCGCGGTCTCACCGATGCCGAGCAGCAGCTCCGGTGCCATGTCCAGGCCGAGCGCCAAACGTCGGATCGTCTCGTCGCGAAGCTCACGAGCCCGTTCGTCGAACGGAGTGTCGAACCTGATCAGATTGCTCTGGTCAACGTTGGCTGCAACCTCGTCGGCGACCTTCACAACCAGCGGCACAACCGCTGCAGCTGCATCCCGGTCCTTGATGGGCGTGAGCATCGCCGCCATCAGCGCCTCGAGGAACGGATCCGCTTCCTCGTCGTCGTCGTTGTCGGGCGACTCGGCGATGCTCCCCATGAGCGACATGGACTCCGGAAGCACGAGCAGCCCGGCTCCCGCCAGACGACTGTCGATCGAAGCCGACACATGCTTCGTCAGCCCGATGAGCTCGCGCAGCACCGGCAGTGATGCGCGCACCGGAGAGTCGGCGTGCCAGAAACGGCGAGGATGCGGCGTCCAGACGCGGACGAGGATCGCGGACTCTTCCGGAACAGTGCGCTTCCGATCGCCTTGGTTGATGGTGATGATGCCCTGCTTGACGGTGACCTCCGAGACCGAGAGGACCATCCATAGAAGCTCGTTGGCTCCCCATTCGCGGTCGGGTTCAACCTGACCATCCATGAAGCCAGGCGGAACGCCGATGAGCCAGCCATCGCCAGGGACGAACAGCTGGATGCCCATCGACCGCAGAAGCTCGCCCTGGCCGCTCCGACCGCCGCCAAGGTCGTGCAACAGATCCGAGGCGACGCCGCTCTCTTCCTCCTCAGGCACACGCTGTCCGGGCTCAAGCTTCCCGACGAACAGCCGCGCGTGAGACATGGCGTTGGCGACTGCGTTGGCAGTGAACCGAAGCTCGCCCACCTGGTCGTAGGCGTCCCATGCTTCGTCCTGCCAGGCGTCTGTCTTCGATCGCTGGATGCGACCGCCGGACACCCTCACTGCAGCAGCGGTGACGGTCTGGAGCGGTTGGCGTCTGAACCGCTCTGGAAGGTGTCCTGTCATCAGCCGTCTCCGTCATCCAGGAAGGCCGCGTGTCCCACGACCCAAGACACAGCGAAGGGTAGCGCTGCCCATGTCCACACCTGTGTAGAACCCCACAGGAGCCAGCTCCACGAACCGATCAACGAGATCCAGAATCCGATGCAGAACGGACACGCGAGCAAGCGCTCGCAGAAGCCCTCTGGCAGCACCTTGAACAGCAGCCACCGCACTGGGTAGCCTGCCTCATCAATCCGGACCAGACGGTTGACGCGGGCGACAGCAAGCACGAGGATCACGAGGTCCATGTCGGGTCCTGACACTCGTCGTGGTCGAAGCCGTCGGGCGACGGCAGACCGCACACTGCACAGCTCACATCTCCAGCGTTCCGCCTTCTAGCAGATCTGGTTGTCCTTCGTGTTTCATGCACACCACGCCTCGGACCATCGTCCTCGGAAGAACATCCCACACACATCCGCACACCGCCCAGTACGAACCCCACAGCGCCTGCTGGTCCATCACCTGTCGATCCTCCGTTGTGTCAACGCCGAGACCCGGCCGACCGCGTCTCGGGAGCCCGTTGGCATCGCGATGCCGCCACCCTTCCACGCCGAGCTGTGGATGAGCGCCTGTGTCATCGCGTCAACCTGGTCGTCGTGTGCGCCGTTGGGGAAGGCCGCAAGCTCGTCCATCAGATCCGAGCTCCACGGCTCCCGCGACGGCAGCCAGACGTTGCCAGCTTCGATCTGTCCTGCCACAGCGTGGGCGCGAGCGATCTTGGAGCCGACCGGGCGCTTGGCTGTGAGCCCTGGGATCTCGCGACGAAGCATGCGCACGACCGCCGGTCCGTTGGCTGCATCCTCGACCCAGACCGTCGAGGTCGAAGGCCACTTGAGCTTCATGCGCTTGACCCCGGCGATCGTGGCCACTACATCAGCCCGCTCGCGCCACTGGTCGAGCAGGACGCGGTCTGCACCCTTCGAGCCCCAGACCTGTCCGACGACCCAGTCCGACCCCTTGCTGTCCTTGAACGTCATGTCCCAGGACTGGAACACCAGGAGGTCCTCAACGGCGAGCCGCCTCCCGTCGCCCAGAAGCAGCTTGCCGTCGTCCCAGTGCCAGTAGTGGAACCATGCACGCTTGAAGATGGCACCCTTGGGTTCGCTGGGACGCTGTTGGTACAGCCCGGCCCATGTGTACGATCCGACGTCAGCCCGGACAACGTCCCAGCGTGCCAGCGCCTCCTCAGACGTCTCAGACCGGACAGGCGACAGGAGTGGCTCTCCTGGCTTGCGGCCGATGGGGTCGTCGTCCTCCGCCAGCGCAGGCAATCTCAGCACCTGCCAGTCCTCAGGGGCTCCCTCGTGGTCATGTGACAGCAGCCTCCCCGACAGGTCGTCCTCATGCCAACGGGTCTGGATGACGATGACCACATTGGGCCACTCAAGCCGGGTCTGGAAGGTCGACAGCCACCAGTTCCAATGCGACTCCCGGATCGTCGATGAGTGCGCCTGCTCGAAGTCCTTGATCGGGTCGTCGATGACACCGAGATGCGCCCCTCTCCCGGTGATTCCAGAACCAATTCCACGACTGAGCATCCCACCACCCAGTTCGTTCTCCCACTCACCAGCAGCAGACACATCAGGTCGAAGAGCAGGCAACCCCACCTCACCAGCAACCCGCTTGTACGTGTCTCGCGCCTTCCGACCCCACGACACCGCATAGTTGCTCTCATGCGACGCGAAGATCACGCGACGACTCGGGAACCTCGACAGGTACCACACCGGGGTCCACAGCGACGTGGTGTAGCTCTTCCCGAGCCGAGGCGGCATGTTGATGATCAACCTCGCCTGTCCAGTTCGTTCGGCGAGCATCACAGCATCAAGCACAACCTCCGACAACCGCTCCACATGGGGCCGCAACCGGAACGCCCCATCATGTCTCAGCGCCAGATCCGCAGGCGACCTCGACGGCCCATCTCCTCCAAGCAGCCGGTCAGCAACAGACAGCCAGTCAGCAGCCATCATCCCTCGGCTTCCGAGCCCGCCGCAAGCG